ATACACACACGCCCCCGTCGAAGCGCGAAGTGGGGGGGGGGTAAACCTGACCAGACGGTCAGGATCTGCGGCTGGAATCGCATAATCGTTATTATGTTAAATTTATTATGTAACGATATCAGCATGTTAGCGTTTTACACCTATCTATGGTTGTATCGCTGGCGATATTGCTGCGCTGCGGAGTGGTATTATTATACCGCACCAATGTTGACCAGTTGGTCAGGTTGATGTATTCGCGCACGCGCGTCTGAGCGTCGGCGTGTCTGCCGCAGAGGCTAAACACGCCCTCACGCTCGTTTTAACCACCGCTGAAGCGGCATAACGACAAAGCAGCTGGTCACCCCCCTGTAAACCTCGATTGGCTCCTCCAGCGGCTTCCCAGCGCCTCTGAGCAACTTGCACATCTCCCGCACGATAAATCCGTTGCCAACGACCTCCAAGCCTTCACACCTCGCGCGCTGCATCATGTTGTATTCCCGCTTGCCGCGATACCTCCGCACGGTGTCCAGCTCAATCCTCGCCATGCCCCGCCTCCAATTCGCCCGCTATCGCAGCGTAACCGCACACGTCCACCCAGTTATCCGAGTGATCGCTTGACCGCGACCGCGATACCTTGAGCAGCACCATCATCGCCGCCACGTCCACCTCCGTCACGTCTACGCCGAGATACGCTGACCACATGCCGGCGATGGTCGCGTGCGACGCCTTTGCGGAGCCATACGTCCGCTGCCTGTCGCCCGTAATCAAATCACCCGCCGTGCGTAAAATATCTTCCCTCGTTACCATGGTATATCATCCTCTATGTTATCGTTGCCATCTCCATCCACCACACGCGTCACCTTCGCATTGGGGAACGCCTCAAACGCCTTCTGCAGAAACGCCTCGCTGAAGTGCTGCTTCAGTATGCACGCGGCATCCTCAAACGAATACACAACCCACTGCGGATACCGCTTGCGCAGCTCGGCGCATCCCTGCCTTGCGAAGCACACGATCTTCCCGCCCTCCACCTCCACGCACCACGCGTGCGGCGACAGCGGCTTATGCCCCGCGCCCTCCGCTTCCGCTTCCATCCGCTTCCACCCCGCCATGAGCTGCGTGGCGATCTTGTTCGTCCTAACGACATCACGCTCCACGACCGCCTGCTTCAGCGCCTCATAGGCTGCCTCGAACTTGCCCGCCAGATCCGGCGTGACCAGCGACGGCAGCGTGTCACCCCACCGCTCCGTCATTTCCCGCGCCACCCGATCCAGCGGCTCCAGCTGACCCCAGACTGCCGCCGGTATAGGCTCCGTCCTTTCACCAACCGTGAACGTTCCCTTTGCCGCTATCTGCTTTGCCGTAGGCCGACGCCCTTTATGCTTAACCATGACCGCGCCCCCTAAGCATCCCCATCAAAACAATCTCCGCACCTTGAATAAATACGCCCGCACTTCTCTCCGCACCTTGCATATATATATGCAAGTGGTGCGGCGGAAGATTTCTTGCCGTATTTACCGCACCCTCGGCACCACGCCGCACCATAAGTGCGGTAAGTGCGGAACGTGCGGAAACGCCCCCAGATACCACGCCCCCGACGCCCTCCATTTCGCTGGCCATCATATCCCAGCCTCCTCTCCCGTTATCCATTCACCCACCACCACGCACGGCACCTCCCTGCCGTCACGCTTGCTTGGCGCAGACGTCTTGCGCAGCACGCCGTTCTCGATCCACTTGCCCACGATTGCCTTGGCCTTCGCCTTCTCGTGTCGCTTCTCCAAGTCTAGCCCCAGCACGTCTGCCACCGTGACGCCGACCCACGTCTTGGCCTGCACGTTTGCGCGGAGCGGCTCGCCCTGCGTTTCCGCGTCGCCCACCGCGCGCTGCACCTTCATCGCGTCACGCGCCGACACGCCGTCGAAGAGATCCGGCATCGCATATTCCGTGGCCACGCCGACATATTCCATGTTTGGCAGCTGCACGCCCACCATTCGCCGGTAGACCGCCTTGGCTGCTGGCGGTGCCAAGTTTGCCTTGCCGTCATCCACGCGGAATATGCCGAGGCTCTCCGCCTCTGACACGCCCAGCTTCTGCGCGTCTTCCGCGCTGATCTTGTTGATGACCCGCGCCGCACGCGCCGCCCCGATCAGCGACCCCGCGCCCCTGACGCTATCTATGGTCGCCTCGTCGCCGTTGCCCTTGCGGATGTGATGCACCAGCGCCACGGCGCAGTCTGTCTCGTCGCATACGCTACGCACGGCACCGACGGCTGCATTCATAGCCACGTTGTCGTTCTCGTTGATCTGGTTCGCGCCGACCCACGGGTCGATCATCACCATGCCGATGTCGTTCTCCTTGATCTTGGCCGCCATGTAGTCGAGCATTTCGTCGTTTACCTCGATCCCGTCGCGCCCTTGGTTGGCGAATACCATGTTCAAGCTCCTGCCGGCGTCGAGGAACAAGCGCCCCCGTATTTCCTTGGCGGTGACGCCGTAATGCAGCATCGCCGCCGCAAGGCGTCTCTGCATCTCCTCCAGCGGGTCTTCAAGGTTGATGATCCACACCTTGCACGGCTCGTGTATGGCCTCGCCCAGCAGCGGCTTGCCCGTTCCGATTGCGAGCGCCTCCACGATTTGCAGAGACGTCTTCCCGACGCCGCCCGCCGAGGCAAGCACGCTGACATGGCCTCGCACGTAATGCTGCCCGTAGATCCACCGCCGCGCCGGTATGCTCGCGGGGTCTATTGGCTCGTATGCAGTTGGCCATTGGCGCTCGCCTGCTATGCGCTCCTGCTTTACTTCCTCGACCGGCTTCGCCAGCGCCAGCGCCTCGCGCAGCTTCTCCGCGCCGGCTTCCTGCAGGTAGTCGTTGGCGTCCTTTACGTTTTCCACGCCCAGCGCGTCGAAGCGCACGACGTGGACGTCTGTGCTGCCGTCGCCGCGCAGCACGTCTGCAACCGCCTCCACGTCTAAGTCGGGGTCTGCGCAGATCGTGACGTCTGATGCGCGTGGCGCGTTGAACGTCTTCATGCCAGACTTGCCAAACGTGCAGACGATTGTCGCCTCCACATGGCCCATGATCGCCTGACGCACGCTCAGCGCATCCTCTGGCCCCTCAACCAATATGATCGCGCCACCTTCATGCTGGTCGCCGATCCGCATGGCATTGCCGACCAGTGATCCGCGTGAATACTTGTTGATGTTGTTATGCTCGCGCTTCTTCCCGTCCGGCGTCAGCAGCACCGACTGCACGCCGCACAGCTCGCCCTGCTCGTTGGTTGCGGGAAACAGTATCGCCGGCCCATCGTATAAGCTGGGGCTGAACCGCGCGACGCCCTCCGCCACGCCTGCTCGCATGCCACGGTTATTCAGATACAGCAGCGCCGGTCTGACGGCGTCCTTGTTCTCGCGCGATATCGGCACGCTGCGCTCCCACGCGGCCTGCGCCTTTGCGATTTTCTCGGCGCGCGTTTCCTCGTCGCGGATCAGCAGATCCTTGCTGGCAAGTCTTACGATCAGGCGATCCATCTCGCTCGGCTGAAACGGCATCGCGTCATCGTTCTCCAGCGTCTTCGGGTTTTCGCTGCCCCGCTTGAACCCGCTGCCAATGGTTGCCTTTATCTCGTGCTCCTGCAGCCCGATTGCCTTGGCCGCCGTGTGCAAGTCTATGACGCTGCTGTCGATGTTGCTGGCGTCCATGTGCGCGTGCCGACCCAGCGCGTATGCCGCTAGGTTCAGCGCCTCGTTGCGACGCCCCTGCGGAGCCATGCCGATCTCGGAAACGACGCTTTCCCGTACCTTTGCAAAATAATTTACGCTCATCCCGCTCTCCCGTTTTTATGTGTCCACGCCCGCCGTGGCAGGCGTGGAGCTTGTTATCTTAGAAGCCGAAGTCGTCTGCGTCTACAACGCTCGATACTGGTGCCGCTGCGGTTGGCACCGGCTCCGGTTTAGGCGGCGTGCTGTCTGCGGGTTTCGAGATCCACTTGGATATGGCAAAGCCCAGATCGTATGACGTCCCCTTGCCGACCACGACAGGCGTGGACGTCGTGACGCTGACGACCGGCACCATGCCCTGCGCAAACTCTGGCGCGTTTTCCGCTTGGTTGTACAGCTTGGCGATAAACTGCCCCGTGCCGTATGAGTTGTTGCTGAACTGCGCCTTGGTGCCGTCCGACATCCAGCAGTCCACGTCGAAGCCCTGCTTATACGCTGGCTTGCCTTCCGCGTCCGTCTCGGTCGGCTTAGGCAGCGGCTGCGATGGCGATGGCCATTCCTGCCAGTCGCGCGTTCCGACGGCGATCTTGAGCCACCCGAACTTCACGTTGGCAATGTCGATTGCGATGCCCTTGGCCATGTCGATGGCTTCGGGGTCGCCGCCCTTGTTAACCGTCCAGCGGTTTTGCGGAAGGTTGACCCGTATATACGCGCCGCTCGCGTCTGATGATTCTCCGAATGATATTGGCATGTTTGTCTCCTGACGTTGTGTGCCTGTGTTATGCGCCGTGTGACGCGGTGAAGTTGAACGCCCAGCGTGGTATCTGAAGCGTTTGCAGCTCCCCATACCCGTAATCCCAGACGCCCGTATTACGCGCTATCGCAAACTGCTCCAGCGCGTGTTGAACTGCCGCGTCGCCCTCGTTGAGCGTGCGCCAGTCAAGCTCGTAAACACCAACGGGATAAGGTGCTTCCTTGCCCACGCTGATGAAGATGAACCTGTCGATCTCCTCCCCGATCAGGCCCATCGTCCTGCGGTAGAAGCTTTCCTGAATGTGATAGCCATAATTGGCGATTTGCTTGCTGAAGCCCTCGGGGTCTGGAGCTATGGTTGTCTTCAAATCTATCAGCGCCCCGATGTCACGACGCCATCCGTCTGGGCGGCATCGCATGTCCACGCCTGTCTGCGTGTCCTTCGCGAATATGCTGGCCTCGCAGACCAGATCGCCGGATAGAAGCTTGGCCACCTCCTTGTTGCTGCGCACCGCGTTTGCCGCGTCAACGGCGATCTTGTAATCGCCTTCCGTTAGCAGCAGCGCGCCGTTGGCGTCGGCCTCTGCCTTGTGCTGCGTCCACTCCTTGCCGCGCCGCGTCTCCGGCCCGCACCATACGGTGGACGCTAAACTCGGCTCGAACACCAGCGTGTGCGTGGCCGTGCCCACGTCAAAAACGCTGCTTTCCTTGCGCTCGGCATACTTGTAATGCGCCAGCGACTTCATGGCGATTGTCTTGGCCCCAGAGGCGCTGAGCGCGTCGCTCAGGTGGTATTCCTCGTTGGACATGGTTGTTGATATGGTCATGCCTTCCCCCTTCCGTAGAGCGCTATCAGCAGCGCCTCTGCTCTGTGTTCATCTTTCTTGCGCTTCAGCTCGCTCGCCCTGTCGGGAAACCACTGCTGCGCCATCCTACGCGCCGCGTCTTTATCCTTTGGCAGATTCATCGCCCGCTTCCACACGACCGGCGTCACCATGGTGTAGCGCGTGCGCGACAGCGCCACGGTCGTCGTGATCTGGCCAAACGCATAACCAAGCTTGAACGTGCTGGACACGCCCTGCTTTGGCATCGCCTGCTGCTTCTCGATCCATATGTGGTCGAGCCGATCGAGCGACGTGAGAATGTCCATCAGCGCCACGACGTCTACGCCGCCCTCGCTGTAGACGGGCAGGTCATGCACCTCAGACCAGTTTTCACCGACCAGCGCCACGCCGCCTGTGCGGTAACCGCAGTCTATGCCACACGTTACGACGCTCAATGCATGTCCTCCTTGTCGGGCGTGCTGTATGTCTCAAATATGATCCCCATGGTCATGGCGATGGCGTCCTGCACGTCGCAATCGTTTTCACGCATGAAGCCGATCACAGATTGCAGCGCAGCGCCCAGCGCATACACCTTGGCGAGATCCGGCAGCTCGGTGCGCTCAGTAATCGCCATCATGTCACGCATCAGCGTGTTTGCCTCTGACATCGTGTTGCTGGCAACCGCTGACATCTCAGCATGCTGCTCCGGCGTCAGTGTGAAATCATCATCCACGCTGCACGTCCACACCATGCTCGTCCAGCAGGCGCAGTATCGCCATCTGCGTCAGCGACGCCATGCTTATGCGCTTCTCCTTGGACAAGTCACGCAGCGCCTCGAATACCTTGGCATCGATCCGCGAGCCAAGTTGTTTCATCTCAGTGTTCATAATTACCTCCGTTGATCCGGCTACTATAACGCCGCGTTAACATTGTGCAAGAGCTAGAAAGCGAACTCTTCCTGCGTGCGCAGCCGGTACAGCTGCTGGCCCTCGATGAACGACGTTTTGATGATCGTGCGCCGCTCCCGCATGGTCTTCAGGCCAATGTCGATATGCACGGCGTCTTGCTCGATCATGCTGCACAAGTCGCCCACCGACAGCTCGCCATGCCTGCTCAGGCAGCGCTTAATCTCCTTGCGCAGCTTCTCCAGCGGCCACGGCTTATGGGCATACGCGTGCATGTCATCGCGGCCAATGAGCCTGCGCTTCATGCGCGCGTTCTCGATGATCGCCAGCTCCTTCCAGCGCTCCAGCGGTGTTAGGCTTTCCGTCATAGATTTTCCTCCCTTTTCATATGCTCGCAATGCGTTATGATTGCTTGGCAATGTGTGGCAAATGTCAGAACGAAAGCGTCTCTCTGGCTTTCGCTCAAGCTGACTGGCGTTCTGCGTAAATCCTTTTTCATCATTACAGCCCTTTGGCGTATGCGCTCAGCGTAAGTCTTAGCATCGTCGCTCATAGCTTTTCCTCCATTTCATCGAATCGGTGTGCCAGCTTGCGAAGCTGTGTGGCCATGCCCTTTTTAACGTAGCCAGTGAACAGCGGGCGGCGGTCTTTCGCCTCCAGCGCTTGGCCGGCGATCAGCGCAAACGTCCTGCCGTCTTCTGGGTGGTCGCAGATTTCAAACGTTATGTGGCCCACCTCGAAGCGCTCACGAATCGCGTCGGGGTGCCTGCGCTTGGATTTCAGGGAATGCTTGCTCACAGCCGCTTCTCCAGCATCTCGCAGAGCGCCATGATCTCTTCGGCCCGCTGCTTGATCGTCAGGCGCTCGGGGCCACGCCCCGCGTCCATGCGCATGATGTCTGCCTTGCGCCTGATCGACATGACCAGCATAAGCGGCGTTGGCTGCGTCGGCGTGCTGCTATCCTCGTCGATATACGCGCCGACGCTGGCGCTGTTTTCCAGTTTGGTAAGATCCCATTTAGCCATTTTCGCTCTCCTGTGTTGGCCGTGGCTGTGGTCTGACGTCGGGCCACGGGCGGCGGTAGTCTGCCTCGCCGCCCATCTCAACGCATTGCGGTTCAAAGATCCGCGCCAGATCGTAGTATTTTGCAAACGCTTTGCACTCGTCTACGGATGAAAAGACGGCGAATGCCATAAAAACGGGTTCAGCGAGTGTCATCTTTAAACCCACCTTCATGTTCAGCCGCAAAGCTAACGCCATCATAAAAACCGCAGTTATAGAATTTATGCTTTACTTTTAGGTCTTGATCCAAAATGCACCTGACTGGGTTGCAGTGACATTCAGAGCCAGAGAAAACCCCGCACCAATCATCATGCTCAAGGCGCACATGGACTACGCGGTTTTTCTTTCTTTCCTTTGCAATAGCCTTTTGAAAGGCTTTACGCGATTGCCGTGGTGTCATCACATCCACCCCGCGCTTACAGCGCCGATCCAGCCCAGCACCAACGCGGCAATCGCTGCGGTGATGATGATGTCTTGCGTCCACTTAGTCATTACTCTTCCTCCTCCTCGTTGCGCCAGTCGAATTCATCTTCGTCTTGGCATTCTGGGCAGCGCACCGTTGTCCACGCATCGCTGTCCGGCGTGTTGACGAAACGCGGCAACTCTATGAAGCCGGTTCCGTCACATGTCGTGCAGATCATTTGTACACATCCGCGTTAATGCTCCACAGCACTAAGGTTGCGCGCTGCTGGTTTGCGCGCTGGTTTACATGCGCTCGGCATATCTCGCCGCGTGCGTGCATGTTTTCCAGATGCTGTGATAGCTTGCGCGGTTCAACGCCAACGACGTCAGAGATGTCTGCCGTCTCGCAATACGTGACGTCGGCGCTCTGGAGCATCGCAATGATCCTGCGCTGGACGTCAGCCCAATCGACCTGCTTAGGCTCCTCGGTGGGCGCTTGTACGGCCTCTGCTGGCACGTCAGTCGCCAAGCCCAGTACGTCACGCGCAGCGCGGCGCTCCTGCACATATGCGGCAACCCACGGCGTGCGCTCGCGCTGATCTTCGACAGCGTTCTGCACGATAATGCCAATGCAGATGTCATCAAGGTTTGCGTGGGCCTGCTGAAGCAGGCGCGGCGAAATATGTACGCTCTCGCCATTGTCGGTGCGCACGCCAAAGCCGGTGCCGCTGTCGGTGATGTGCGTGATTAAAAATTCATGTGTATGCGTAAGATTCATTATGGTTTCTCCTGATTGCTTATATTGTTAACATAAAGATAACACAGCACGGTGCAAGCAAAAAATACACCCGACGGAAACTTTTTTTCGCCTCTATATAAAATCGTTTAAATGCAGTATGTTGCGCGCGTGGCCAACAGCATCAACGTCGGTCGTGCTGGCGAGTTTCTCGTCGCAGCCGAGCTGGAGCAGCGCGGGATACGCTGCCATCGGGTAGACATGCAGGACGATGACCTATGGGTTAAGTCGGCCAGCGGTGAGCTGTTGACCATGCAGGTAAAGGCGACCCTTGGGCCACGTCCAGATCGTGGCCGCCCAGTGTGCTACGCATTTACACGCGCAAACGGCGATGCGCAAATATTTGCGTATGTCGCTTTGGATATACGATTGTTTATACTGCGCGGCGCGCCAAGCGGCAAAACTGTACGCATAAAGCCCGCCGATTTTACGCGGCAGGCTATGGATGACAGCATTGAGGCTATGCTATCTTAGCCAATCCCACGCCTGACGTGTGCGATCTGCTCGATCCTTCAGCCCATGATGCCCGCCATTTACGCGCTTGGTGATCTTAGCGATGGCGTCGTCGTTTATGCCTTCGTCTGCAATCTTCCACAGACCATTCTTGTCGAAAAACCACATGGCTGTTTCAAACGCGTAGTCTTCCTCAACCAGCGACGGATCTGTCAGCACTTCGGGCAAGCGCATGTCATGTGCAAACGCCTTGTAATTATTTTTGCCGGTGAGCTGCAAAAACCCGCGTCCGATAAAATTTGCCGCGTCTTCTGGCGTGTCATTGCCCATGCGCCCGACATACACCTTGCTGGCCAGCTTAGCGCCGTTGCGGGCGTATGGTTTGGCGCTATCCTCGTCGGGGAAGCGTGACGGCCAGACGCGCATCATTGCTTCCACGGAGTAGTTTAGGTTTTCGCGTGTCAGCTTAAACCCGCCGCTTTCGTGGCCCGCCTGCCCCAGAAGATGCGCAGCCTTAACGCGAGACAAGCCGTAATGCTTCGTAATTGCACGCGCTGTGTTTGGCCCGTATGCGCCATCTGGTTCAACGCCAACCTTTTCCTGCAATAGCTTCAGTGCAACGCTCATTTCTTCAACCCCTTCATTGTGCGGATGCCAAAGCTGGCGGCGATGGACGCATACATGCCCCACTGCACCCAGAGCGGCGTTGTCTCAAGATTGGCGAAACCCTCTGCCATTACGTCCTGCATAGACGGCACGAAATTCATGCACAATATGGCTACGAAAACGATTGTCCACAGCTCATCCTTCCAACTGTCTTTGCTGGCCTCGATAGCAGACTGCTCCCAATCCATCTCGCCTGTGGCCTGCTTCAGCTTGATTTCGGCATTCGCCTTCTGGATTGCCGTTTTGCCGTCGAGGTAGCTTGTCGCCAGCCCGCCGATTGCGCCTATAATCTGGCCAATCATTTCTCAGACCCCAGCCACACGGCAAACGCGCCAGTCATGGCACCGGCAACAACGCTGATAAGCGCGCTCTGCTGCGTGCTAAGATCAGGCTGCGTCAGCGCCCACTCGATACAGCGTATATACATTAAAGTCATCACCAGCATCATCAGACGCGGCATGATCTTATATTCCAACAGCTTTTCCATTTTACACCTCTATGTTGATGTTTGTGCCTTGCGGCCTGTCAGCATTGGTCTTGGTGCCAAACTTATCATAACCCTTTCCTAGATCCAACTTCTGCTCCCTGAGCGATTCCAGATGCGTGTGGTTGGCCCTATGCTCTTTAGTCACCCTCTGCTCCACCAGATGCGCTTCTATGCGCTCACGCGACTGCGCTTGCTGGTGTATGTCCGACTGCACGTTAAACGGTGCGCTGCCTATGCCTGACACGCCGTCAGCCATCAGCGCCTCACCGCGATCCAGACAAACCCAAACAGCGCGCCAACGCAAATCAGAAACAGGAATATGCCCGCCGCCCACGCGATGATGGTTTCCTTACGCTCAATGCGCTTATACATCGCGTCCTTCTGCTTCTGCCGGATTTCGTTTTCCATGCGGATCAGCTCCTGCCAAGCAGACGGGCCAAGCGTTTCGCTAATCATCTTGCGCAGCTCATCGCGCATATTCTCACGCTGCTTTTTCTGCACAAACAGATCCATCGCCTGCTGCTCTACGCTGCCAAAGCTCTGATACCATTTTGGGTTTTCTACGCGCTTCGCTGCAAAGTCGAAGTCGCTGATCGCCTTAGACCAGCGCCCCAGATCGCCCGCCATGCCTTCCAGATCCCGCCCGATCTGGCAGCCCTTGCGTATTGCGTTGAACGCTGTGGACGCTGCCATGATTGCTGTGGCGGGGTCTATCATGGCTCATCTTTCCATCAGGCGATCTATTTTTTCTTCAATGCGATCAAAGCGCGCCACGATCTGCGCCATGACCGCTGTGCTGTCTGCTTTGGTGACGTAATCTTTTGCCATTTCTTCGCGGGTCTTGTTCAGCAGAATATTGAGGCGCTGCATCTCGTCCACAGCGCTTTTCAATACCCAGCCGATCAGGCCCAATCCGGCAGTAAGAGCCGCCGTCCAAAGCATGTCAGCATCCATCAATATGACCCATCCCAGACACGGAGCTTGGAAAACTCGCCTGACATCATCTTACGCTTGACGACTTCCTTAGCCGCTTCTGTGTCAGACCATGACACACCGGCTTCCTTGAGCCATGCGCCAAGCACAGCGCCATCCACGAAGCCGACAAGCCGGTTTTCGCCTGACATGCCTATGCCCGCGTCTTTGGCTACCTGCGCGTCTTTCAGAGACTGGCTGACGTCATGGCGCTGCTTGATGACCATGTGGTCATGCTCAAAGTCGATTTTTTCTGAAACCTTCGCCATGTCTTATTTCTTCTTGGCGCGTTTCGTTGGTGCGGGTGCAGGCGCTGGGGCTACATCGCCAGTGACGATCAGTGCGTCTGGGCGAACGCGCATAAGCGTTTCAACCTCTGCGGTTGGCAGCTCAGCGTTGTCGCCTTTTACCAGCTTGCCGATTGACGTGTGAACCTTATGGCCTACAACTGTAACTTTTTTCATGTCGATCCCTCGTTAAGCAGAGGGGGCGTGAAGCCGCCCCCTCTTGTAGTATATTACGATGTGGTGTTGTCGTAAATCGCGCCAGATGCTTTCTCGTTTTTCGAGCAAAGCGCCAGCTCAGTCGTAACCTGACGTGTGGTGTTGTCGCCATTTTTGGCCAAGGCAACGTTTTTGGTTCCACGCAATACTGCGCATTCCCACATGTTATCTTGCAAAATGAACACGTCACGGCTGCGGTTCTCGCGTGATGGCATGAACTGCACTGTACCCCAAGGAGTCACATAGACTGCAAGTGATTTTACAACAGTCTCGTCACCGGCTTGTACCGCTGAGCGCTGGTTGTTGTTACCAGTGAAGCCCAATGCAACATTCATCTGGAAGGCTGACAGATAGCAAGTATCTGGCTTGCCGCCTTCTTCCCAGATTGACTGCATTACATCGTCAAACTTGGCCTGCGAAAACGCAGTTGCTGTGCCATCGTCTGTACGTGCGTCTGTGCCGTCGCCGGTTGGGTTTGCACCAGAGTTACCAGACTGGAAGTTTACGTTTGTAATCAACCATGATGGTACACCACCAGTTTTACGCGCAGCAGTTGAAGAGCCTGCAACGTTACCTTGGTTGGCAAACAACGCCTTCTCGATGTCGAGCTTTTGCTCTTTAGCGATAAGCAGCGTCTGATACGCCATTTCCTTTGCACGACCGGCATTGTCTACCGCTTCGTCCGTATCAGAAATAACCACAGCGTTTTTGAAAATCTGTGTGCGTGCGCCGAGGCGTACAGTTGGCGTAACAGCATTCGCAGATGTTGCGTCACCTTCAATGTGAGCGTTTACCGCAGATGCGCGCAACGCCTGTGTTTGCCACTCAACCAGAGTGTTCTTGGCTTTTGTTTTAGCAGACTTGCTGTAAAACGGGGTTTCAGATGGGTCTACGTTGTAGATTACATCTGCTAGATCCTCACGGATTCCCACGGAATCATATGTGTCGAATGTGTTGGCCGGTTGCGTCATTGTCGTTTCCTTTCAAGGAGTTAGCCTTTTAACATCAAGCTCAATGCGTCATCGATTGAGCCTGTCTTCTGCAAGCGCTGTTGCGCTTTTTTACGGGTTGCAGCCTGTCCGTCTGAGCGTTTCTTTGCACCAGCTTTGACAACGGGTCGAACGCCATCAGCTTTTGACTGAGACTTCTTTTTGTTGGCAATTAGTTGGCGATATTTACGTGCGTCGTTTAACGCCCGCACATATCTCGCATCAGTGACGCCAGCCATTTCCTCTGGCGTGAAGCCATAGTGAACGCCTGTGTCAATGATCCCCGCCTTCAGCTTTTCGCCTTTTTCGGGGTCTACGATTTCGGGGATATATTGCTTCAACACTTCCGCTTGCTGCGCAAGATGGGCCTGTCTGGCCGCTTGCTGTTGCTGCGCTTGCTGTTGCTGCATTCCCCGCAGCTGTACTAATTGCTGGTCGTGCGCGGCCTTTGCCTCGTCATATGTAAGCTTCGCTTCCATGTATCCGATTGGATCTTGGTCAAAAAGCTCTTTCGACGGTGGGGTTGGGGCTTGCAGACCACCTTGCTGGGCTTGTTGATACATAGCCAAGACTTGTTGCTGCTGTTGGGCCAATGCTTGAGCCTGCTGCTTGTATTGCTTTTCCAAGGCAGCATTTTCTTGCATTTTTTGATTGATGTAACCCTGACCCGCAGCAGATTGCTTTAACTGATCCAGTGTCCAACGCTCTTCTTTGCCGTTTACTGTAACGGGGATGAGGTTAGTGTCTTCAGCCGCCTCTACTAGGTCTTCGTCATCAATTTGGTCATCTTCGACATATTCTGCGTCTTCTATATCTTCGCCGGATGCCTCGACGTCATCATCGCTCTCCGCAACATCTTCAACTGCTTCGCTCTCAACGTCTTGAGTTGGCGTTTCAGCTGCTTCCACTGCTTCGCTTTGATTTTCTTCACTTGGCTCTGGGGCCAACATTGCCTCTACGGCATTTTCTAGGCTAGTCGCTTCCACGGTGCTAGTTCCTTTGTTTGCGATCTAAAATGACCTCTGCTGCAATCGCAGCGTCGAGTGCGTCACCGATCTTGTTTAACGCACGCAGTATCGCGTGCGCCTCCTCGCGCATCTCTATGTCAGAGGCTGCGCTGTTGGCGAAGAGGCGCATTTGCTCTTCACGAACATCGTCCACGAACGCTTGAAACGCCGTGTCATTCTTTAGCCGCTTTGCGTCATCGGCTTGTATGCGGATGTCGGCGCTCACTGCTGCACGCCCTGTGCCATGCCGCCGATCATGCGAACTTTATCCTGCTCTGCCTTAATGCGAGCCGTGTCCACTGCGGTTCCGTATTGGCCATATATCTTGGCGGCATCCACCATCAGATCCTGAGCCATCTGGTCACGTTTCAGATCATCATCTGCCGCTGCTTTTTGCGCATCTAGCTGCAATTTCATCATGTCAGACTGCATCTTGCCCTGCGCTTTCATTTGCTCAGCCTGCAAGAATGCGGCGTTTGGATCTTGCGCCTGACCCTGCTGCGCCATCATGGCCTGCTGTTGCTGCTGCATCTGTAGCATCTGCATTTCGATTTCCGGCGTAATCGGCGCGAAATAACGGTCGGCATTGCGCACGCCTGACAGCGCCAGACTGTCTGCCAGCGTGTTGCGGATATTGGTCAAGCTCACCAAGCCGTTCATTGGGCCATATTGCTGGTAAACCATCTGCTGCATCTGCAACGCCTGCTGCAACGCCATCTGCTTTTCTTCTTCGCGGCCAGTGCCAAGCCCGACGTTGATGCTGGTGTCCATAGACGTATCCCAGATGCGCGGATTGACGGGGATAAACTGCCCGTTCATCCGCATCATCTTTTCCTCGTCCATATTCTTATTCATCAGGCGCAGCATGACGCCAAACAAGTCACGCAGGCCGTCAGCTAGGTTGCGTACCATCACCTCTGTTTGGCCCGCAGCTGCCTGCACAGACGCTTGAACGGCTGCTTTTGTGGTGGACTGTAATGCGTCGGGATTAAGCCCCACAGAGGCGCTTGTAACGCCTGTCTTCTGCTCTGTGAGCTGATCCATATATGCCAGCGCAGATAGCGTCTGGCCGGCGACAAATGGCACGCTCAGATCCTGCACAGATCCGGCTTGGCGCATCCGCACAAGTGAGCCGATTTCGTTGTTCAGCACATCGTCAATATTTACTGCGCCGTCCACAATCCCAATGCGCGGATTGTTGGTCATCGCCACGTTGTCCAAGATGCCACGCAGAATAGACGTCGCTGCGTCTTGATCGTTTTCCACCAGCTCAGAAAGGCTGTGGCCGTACCAGCTATGTGGCTCTGGGTCTATTTCAAACTTGGCAAACGGGATTTCGTCGCAAGGCATGAAGTCTAGCAGCTCGTATGATGTGCCGCCGCAGAGAAACTTGTACAGCACCGGCACGCCCGTACCGTCAACATCCATACGCATGTAGGCTTCTGTAATGCCAACCAGCTTCATGGCTGGATCTAGCTCGTCTTCATCCGACAAGTCTTCCTCGTAGCCTTGGCGCTCAAGCACCTCTGCGCCGGTCATGTCGTTTGTGCCGTCGAACGGCGTCAAGTTAGATATGACGTCAAAGTCAAAGCCCATCTCAACCAGATCGCCAACGCGCATATCTGTGCGGTGCGCCACGACATATGCGTCATCAAATGAGCGGCAGTCGCGGTTTACGAAAAACTCTTCCGGCGGGATGCTTTCTATGCGCAGCTCGCCCTTCATTTCTGTGCGGCTAATCTTGACCGAATGGACAGGAAGCTCGATCTGCATGCCCATCTGATCCATTTCGATGGACATTTCCATCGTATGTTCAATCACCTCAACGTCATCTTCTTGGATAAGAAACGTGTATTCGTCATCAGACAAGTCGGTGTAGGTGTATATTTCTGCTACTGGGTAGTCGTGCCAATATGCCTTCACGATGCCCTGCTTCTTGACCATAGCGTCTTGGAAGGCGTCGTTTAGCACGCGGTATCCGTTTAGGCGCGTAAACTCGTGCTGTATGAAGCTGGTGGCCTGCTCGGCCAGCGCAACGTCTTCTGGGCCTTTCGGGATAAACTCTACCGGCCTCGCAGTGGACATGAAGATACGCATCAGGCTTGGCTTCACGGAGCGGATCGTGTCACGCACTTTAGTTGACACAACCTTGCTGCGCCCGTCTTCATGGCCAATATCAACCTCGCCGTCGTAGTAGCGCTGCGCCTTGATGCGGTCTTCGCTGATTTCGCTTTCAACGAAGTCAACGGCATCGCTGATCGCATTCTGCACGATGCTTTCGATTTCACGGCGATCTTTTGGCTGTGGTTGCATTTTATTCTCCGCGTGTTGCGCCGTAAGTTGTCAGGCCGAAAGTAACAAGCGCGTCTGTTATCTGCTGCGCGCGTGTTGGGTCTTGAAGCCGCTTAGCTTCTTGTAACAGAACAGGCACCAGTCTGTCACGATCCGCGCCCTGCATTGACAGCAATTCACCGATCTGACGGTTTAAGTTTGACCGCTTGGCCCCGTAAAGAACCTCGTCGATCATGCGGTTCACAGGATCAGCGAACATTCCCTGATAAGCGCGCGCGATGGGTGACGGCTTTCGCATGCTGTCTGGTTCTCTGATGTCGGCCAAACTTTCTGCGGCCTCCTCGCGGAACGCAGTCTGCGATCCGGCCAAAACATCGCCACGCGTGCCGGAAAACTCTTTTTCGGCAAAGAGCCTCTGCGTGACTGCATCCGCGTCCGGCTTGCCAAGCAGAAGCTGCAACTTTTCGCGGTTCCAAGACTTGTCAAATTGCTGCCACGCGGATGCCGCGTCGCTTCTTGATGTACCCATAAGGGCGGCAATGTATTCTCTCGCGCCTTTCACATATGCGTCACGCTCAAGTGGCTTCATCTTATCGAGCATTGCCTTCAAGTCTTCTGGCGACAACGCAGATGTCGGGCCGCCAGCGAACACAGAACGCCCATTATCCACCGCACGCTCGATCTGTGAACTTTCGGCGTATCCGGCGCGCGCCGTGGCGTAATTTGGTATTTCATCAAGGCGCTTGTCCATCTCGTCCAGTATGGGCATCAGCTGCCTGACTTTATTATTCTGCCCAGCTATTCTAGCAGACGTAATTGCGTCTCCCAAGGCGCTGCGAGCGTTGTGGAGTTTAGACGCCGAAACTGGCCCCTCCTTGCCCAGATCACGCAATACAGCGTTTAGACCGCTTCTGACGTTAGCCGCCGCATCGTCTGCCATCATAACCAAGCCAGAGCGCAACGCGCTGATATCAAACTCTGCGCCGCTCTGCATAGCCGCGTCATACATTGGCCCAAGCTCAGACGACTTGCGCATGGCCTGCGCTGCACGCTCTTCAGACGCTGCAATGGCGGGGCCGATACGCTCAGACATAACTTGCTCTACGCGCTCTCCTGCGCCGCCTGCGCGCTGCTCAAGCTGCCTGCGCAATACGTCTGCGCCCTCGCCCTGCATTGTGGCCAATCCCTGCGCCATGCTGCGCGGCGATCCTGCAATGTCTGCGACTGTTCCCTCTGGGCCAAGTGAGCGCAAATACGCTTGAATATCTTGGCCCGCTACTTGTGGCCTCTGCATTGCTCGGCCAACTCTGCGCAGCGCAGCGCCGCTAAAGCCTTCTTTGCCGCCGCGTGCTATGTCTTGGATGCCTCTGGTGGTAGCGCCAGCTATACGCCCCGCGACTGGCGCAACACCGCCAAGCGTTGCACCCGTTGCTGCGGTAAACGGCGAAACTTCTTTCATGCGTGGCCCGAATCCACCCTCGCCGCCAGCAAACTCTGGAAGAGTTGCCGCTGTTGCGCCGGTGGCCGCACCAGAAATAACTTGTCCTGCCGTGCCTAAGTTTTTAGCCATCCGCAAGCCCGTGGCAACCGGCAGTGCTGCGCCCGCAACGCCGCCTGAGACTTCACCTTTAGCAAACTGCTCTGGAGCCAGCAGCTGCGCCGCCTCGTCTCGCTGGCGAACAAGGTCACGATATTTTGCGTATGCCTTTTTCGCGCCTTCTATGTCGCCGCCTCTGAATAGATCATTTGCCGCTTGGTATGCACCGGCGATCTCGTCAGCCAAGTTTAAGCTAACACCCTTCTGGAAGCCGCGATATGTGGCGATGGTTTCAATTTCAGCCTGCCTTGCTGGCTTGCGTTTTTTGCGTGCAGCGTCCAGCGCCTTCTGGCCGTCTTCGCTTATCGTTCCGGCGGCCTCAAGCTTTTCCAATGCGGCGATTGCCGCTTGAACATTGGAGGCTTCGGCGTATGTCATTTCAGCCATGTTAATCTCCGCTCGGTTGCTTTAGCAGATCAAGCGCTTCGCTTTCTGTCATGTCCGGCGCGGGTATATTGGCGTCACTGCCGCCTAAAAAGCTTCTGACGCTTTCAAACGGATCTGGCAATGCTGCGATATCATCTTCCGCTTGCTGAATGCTATAATTTGGATCAGTCAGCGCTTTAGACGCTATTCTGCCAACTCTGGCGTTGTGTTCAGTAATCGCAACCATACTTTTCACGATAAGCTTGTTGCCGTTTGGCTGGTTCTGGATGGCCGGCAGTGATGCCTTATATAGTGCCAAGTCTGCATCCGAAATAACGCCAGAACCGGGTGGCCTCTGCGCCGGAACAAGTTGGCTAATTATGGCTTCAGCGGCTGCCGCTGGGGCGCTTCTAAAGTCTACGCCAAAATACTGGTTTGCGCGTGACAAGAAGCCCGCGCTTAATCCGGTGCCACTTTCATCCAACAACTCGTCAAGAAGCTTAATGCGTCCAAGATTAGACGTCGCATCTCGTCCAGCTTGCGCCATCTCGGCAAAGTTTCTTGCCAACTCTGCTTGACCAACCTTCGCAAACTCACCTTCACCGCCGCCAATCTGAACCATTGGCCCGCCTCCGATCTTATTGGCAGTGCCGTCTGGCTTCAAATTGTATAAGCCTTCAGCGATTTCCGCATTCGGGTACATCTTGCGCAACTGCTCAGCGCTTACGATCTGACCCTTGCCTTTCGGCGTCTCCATCGACTTGCTGACCAGCGCATTCATAATATCCTTTGCGCCGATCGCCCCGCTCTCCACGGCTTGAGCATAGTCATCGTATCCCATCCTGCGCAGATACTCGACCGTCTTGTTCTTCGTTGCAGCCGCCTGCCGCTGCGCGCCGCGCGCCCTGATCACCTCGCCGGCGCGCATCTCCGGCATAATCAGCGGATCGAGCGCCGCAGCGAATTGCTCCGCACGCGTCATGCCGGTTGTCGGGCTTTGCTTGCCAAGGTAATCCATGATGCCGCCTAAGCCGCCTCTGCGCTGCTGCGGCGCTGCCGCAGCCTGCGGGCGATCCTGCCGAAACGCCGACAGTGGCGCGCGTGGCGCTGTTCGTGGTGCCATGCCGGTGGCCAGCATCTGCTGGCGCAGCTCTTCTTCGCGCCGCCTATCCATTGGAGTTGCCATGTCTTTTCCTTTCAAACCTTCCCAAGCTGATGGGCCTTGCGTCTTGTATATCCATTTCCCGATCTTGTCTTGCAGATCTTCTGTCATCATCTCGCTGCCAGTCAGGCCAAGACCTTTTTTTGCATCTGCAAGAGTAGACCCAACCACTTGATAGGCACCCATGGGCGTAGCAACGCGACCAACTTGGCCCTTTACATATTGCGCGTATGGGCCAGACGGGTTAGCAAACTCAAGCGCCTCGTCAACCGTCATACCCGTAAGCTTAAACCCAGCGAAAGGACTTCCTTCGCGGTTTGCGTAGTTGTAAAGCGCGTTATAATCGCCGCTGCTTTCAGTGGCGAATATGCGTGACTTTAGGCGCTCAAACGGTGTCATCTGTTACCTCGGCATCCCCATAATCGTCTGGAAGTAATTGTACAATCCCGGCTTCATTGTCTCTGTCTTCGTGTACTGTTCTGGCGTTGCCCCAAGCGCCGCCAATGGCGCTGCGAGCGCTGCCTGCGGTGCGCCGGTATAGCCTGCATATTGGCCACGCGCCGCGTCGATCAGAGACTGCTGCAACATCTGCTGCATGAGACCCTGCTGCATCTGCTGCTGCTGGATCGCTTGGCCGGTGCCAAATGCCTGCTGGCCCAATGCGCCAAGCTGCGATGCTGCGCCAAGGCGCGCCTGCCTGTCAGCCATCGCCTGCTGCATCGCTGTGTTGTATCCGGTCTGACGCTGCTGAGCGGCAATATCGCCCGCCATGCGCCCAAACTCTCCGGCGGCAACACCCTCGGCAACGCCTTGGCGTGACCCGCCAAATGCACGCGCTCTTGTTGCTTGAGCGCCAAGCTGGTTCATCGCCATCTCTTGCTGCCGAGCAATGTCCTGCTGCGTGCGATCAATTACGTTCTGCGTGTACGGGTTCATATACGCGCCAACTTGCAGCGGGCCTGCCATTGCCGCCTGCGTGCCGCCAAGCGCGCCTTGCAATGCGCCAGCAGATGCTTGGTTTACGTTAAACCCAGCAGTCGGCGCTAGCGGGGCCATCGGGGCCATGCCAGATGCAGGCGCTGCGCCCATTGTTGGAGCGACTACCTGACCGCCACCTTTTGAACCTTGTCCAGCCATTTCTGTCTCCTTTATCCGTTCTGCCTATCCCAATCCCGCTGCAATGAGCGGATCCGGTCAGTTGCATCTTTTTTATCCACGCTGATGCCTACGTTGGACTTCATCCAATCTCTTGCCTTATCAGACGTTAGGCTTGGCGGCCTTGGAGCAACAGCTAACTTTTGCGCAGTCTTAACAGCCTTCTTGGCGTCTGCTTTGCCTTCCTTGCCAAACTGAGCGACAAACGCCTCTGGGTCTGACACTTTTAGCTTTTCCTGCTCAGTTCTGGATGCTTCCCTTTGCGCTTCAACTGCGGCGCTCTCTTCTTGCGACCTGTCGATGGCTCTGAGCCTTTCTGCCTCCAGCCTATCGGCGTCACGCTGAGCAAATGTGCGCGGGTCGCCAATCATTGAAGCTATGCCGCTTTCTGCTGCGCCAAGGGCAGGCTCCAAAAGACCGCCAACGCCCCTTAATGCGGCACCAGTAACCCCACCGCTGGCGATAAATTCCCCGATATTAGACAGCAGACCGCCGCCTGCTTCTGGCGGTAAAAACGCGTCCACGCCAGCTGCGTCAATTATATCCGGCGTTATGCCCACCCCAGTCATCTGGCCGCGAGGATCTCGTTGCGCTCGGTCTGACTGGTAATCATATACTTCTTGAAAAACTGGGTTGTAGTTAGGGTCTGATGGAAGTGTCGCCAGTTGCTGCTGGCCAGCTTGTACAAACGCAGGCGCTTCACCGGCTAACTGCGGGTCGGGAGTAATCGCTTGTGGCGGCAAAAACGCGTCTACGCCAACAGCGTCAATTATTTCTGGCGTTATACCAAACCCAGTTGATTGGCCTGTTGGATCTTGTGCAGCCTGCTCTGATTGGTAGTCGTAAACAGTTTCAAACGCTTCATTGTATTGCGGGTTCAGCGGATCAGTCGCAAGCAATTCCTGCGCTGCTTGCACCTCTGGTGGTGTAGTGCTGAATATCTCTGGATCAGGCTGAATAGCTAAGGCGGGGTCTGCTCGAGTAGTGACCGGCGGCAAAAACGCGTCTACGCCAACAGCGTCAATTATTTCTGGCGTTATGCCAAACCCAGTTGATTGACCTGTCGGGTCTTGTGCAGCCTGCTCTGCTTGATAGTCGTAAACAGCTTCAAACGCGTCATTATATTGCGGATTCAGCGGATCAGTCGCTAGTATTTCCTGCGCTACCTGAACCTCTGGTGGTGTAGCGCTGAATATCGTTTCGTCAGGCTGAATAGCTAAGGCGGGGTCTGCTGGAGTATAAGGTGCAACAGGTGAAACTGGTGCTACAATCGGAGCAACGCCACCACCGCCACCACCGCCACCACCGCTATCAACAGGTGCAACGGGTGATGTATAATCATATTCAGTCGGCACACGCGATCCCACTTGGCCCGTTACGGGATCAATGAAAAAGCTTTCAATAAATTGCGCTTGCGCCGGACGCTGCGCGGCAAGCTCGTCAACGGCTTGCTGGTACAGCGGGGCTGAGCTGTATCCACGCACACCACCAGTAAACTCTGTCGCCGCTGGCATGCCGCCCATAATGTCCGTCTGAGACATCTGCGGCCCCACACCAAACGCAGACGCAACGTCAGCAGTCTGCTGGAAGCCTGCTTCTTGAAATGGCGTAAACGCGGCAACATCAGGCCCGTAATATGGCACATACCCAATCTGGCTAATGTCTTCAGCCTTGGCCAAATTGCGGCGTGCTGCTTCCTCAATATATTCTGGAATTTCAACGCTTGACGTTGTTGATCCACCTTTGCCGCCTGACATTATTCAAACTCCTTCACATATGAGGCGTGCAGTGGCTCCCAGCCATGCGCCTTCAGTGGTTTCTTCCAGCCAAACCGGCCCGTCATAGTCAATGCAGAGCATCCTTGCGATTTCGCCCATGCTACCACATCTTCATGCATTTCTAAAATCTGATCCAACTCGCCGCCGCCAAGAAACACGTTTAAAACTTTCTTCCTCGGATATACCACTATTTCGGTAACTATGCACCCCCTCGGCGTAGGCCAGAGCTGCATGCTGCCTTTGTATATACCCTCTGCCACATCAATAAAGTCATGCGTGCCGCCGGAATACTCCAAAGCGGCTTCAATCCAGTCGCGGCATCTCTCAAGCTCTTTATCCATGAAGCCTCGTGATCGCTAAGGTTGACGCTGGGATCGCTGGCACAGGCGAAGATGCTGCGGTGTAATTTAGGAAGCCGCTTGTGTTGTCGATCATGTAATTCACTTCCAAGTAATCACCGGCTGCAAGCGTGAATATCTGAGTGCGCGACGTGACAACCGTGGCGTTGTTTTGGTGAAGCGCCGTTGTCATAGCGCTGTCGGCAACATTTGTTCCGTTCACGCTTGGCCAGAAGTAGAAGTGAACCGTGCTGGCAGACGTTGATGATATTTGCGCGGAGAACGATATGACGTATTGGCCAGCTTCCTCGAAAACAATCCTTGAAGCTGGCGTGCCTTGTGTTATTCCGTCATTGCCGGTGGGAGCATCGTAAGTCAGCTTGTAGGCTGTGTTTGCTGCTACCGGCACGACGTCAGCCGTTTTCATAAAATCAGCGTGGCCATCCTCAAGAACAACCTGACGCCACTCGCCGTTCTTGGAAACCACGGGATACCCGTTGACGTTATCCCATAGCAAAACGCCATTCTCGGAAGCCGACGAATACGTTTCCTTGAACCCCAGCTGATCCAAAGCACGGCCCAAGTAGCGCCGCATATTCTCGGCCCACTGGTTTATGTTTTCCGTAATGGGTGGAAGTATTCGGCTCATCTGCGCCCGCCAGCCACTGCGTCAAGCCGCATGATGCCGACGCGCCAATCAGATGACGTATTGCCTGTAACCCGCATTCTTACCTGACGTCCGGTAAATCGCAGGCTTGTTGGGTTTGCCATGCTATACGGCCCGTAGTCTCGCTCCGTATCCGTTGGATAGAAACGCGTCTTAAATGTGGCATTGACGTCACCCAGCGTGTTTTCGTCTGGGATCATGCCGCGCACCGCCATTACGTTTTCGCCAACGCCCAGCGCAATCGGGCCTGTTTCGGCAAACGGCGCTTGGCCACCGTAGTCAAAGCCAACCTCTTGCTCGTACAAAATGCCATCAGCGGCAATCCAGAAGGGCTGACGAAACACGCCTCGATCCACACCAGCTGTGCGGTCAATCGTGCCGGTTGTCCAAATATTTTCAGCGTAATCAAATGCAACGTAGCTGTCGCATTCTGTTGCGCTTGCGCTTGGATAAAACCACCAGATTTCGTTAAATCGGCTGTTCACAACGGCGTGAACCTTTGACCGCTGGTCATTGTTCATGTCGCTGAAAACATAGTCAGCAACCTCGCACGGCAAGTCTCGCACAGATCCACCAGCGTAAATGAAGAACGAGCGCTGGCCCATCCACACCACGCCCTCGTCAATCGACGCAGCTGCGTTGGCCGCAATCAAGCCGCATGACGTACCAACCCGCTCAAAGCCATACACAAACGGCGGGCCGCTATATGTGGCCGTGTGCGCGTCTTGATCTGTA